ATTATAATTTTATTTAATATATTCTCTAGGTATTAATTTTCGAATTTCTTCAATTTCATTTTTTCCGTCTGGGTATAAATACCATAATAAACCTAATATATTATTACATATTTGAGTATGTAAAAAAGCACCTGTAAAAAATGTAAATTCACTAAAATAAGTTTTCCCATTCACTAAATAAACATCAATTCTACAATGTCTATTTAGTTTTCTTGATATATTTTCAACTTTTTTTATTAATAATCCAAGTCCTTTTGGTTTTGGTAATATCTGATATTTATATCCTTTTTTTATCATTTTTATAAATATAGGTTTCCAATTTCTTGTCATCCATACAGAATCAAATTTCTGCTTTCCATTTACCATTCTTCTATTATAAGTATTAGCAATAAACCATATTTTACCTTGATATGTATAACATTTATAATCACACGGTAATTTGTTATTATCAAGTAGTAATTCTTCCATAATATATCCGGTATTAGGTATTTTATTATTATACATTTTGTTATGCATATAATATTCTTGTTTTATTTCACTCCTAAGTTTAACTAAGTTTTTTTGAATATCGGAGAAGGTATATTTCTTATTATCAATCAAATTTATACCATTTTTCATTACATAAACTCCTCCACTATCACATAAATCAACTGGTTTTATTACATATTGTTTTTTATGATTTGATTTAATATTATTTACTAGTTGATTAGGGAATTGGGCATATTGATATAATTTCGCAACATTAAATCCATTTTGTTCTGCGAATTTCTTCGCAATTAATTTATCACATAATATCCATTTAGTAAAATCGGGTATATGAGAATTTTTCCATATCATTTTCCAATAATTTATCGATAAAAATAATAAAATAATTACAAATATAAATAAAATAAATAAAACAAATATCTTCATAATTATATATTTAAAATAAAAAAATAATAAGAATATATGTCATTACAATTAGATGAAAATCAATTAAGTAAAATATTAGAAAGAGAAGAATTTAAAATCAGAATTACTAAATCAAGATTACTGGAAATATTTTCAAAAACATATCATAGAACTGTTAAAATATTTAATCAAATTATTGATAATTATGATAAAAATGGTATAGAAAAGTCATTAAATGGAGAAGATATAAATCCAATTTTATGGCAATGTGGACATATAGTATATTTTTATAAGAAACATTGCTCTGATTTTTTTAATTTACAAGTCACGCATGATTTAGAAATATATATAAAATTTTATGATTCATTTTTAACTAAGTCTAAATATAGAAGTAATCGTAATAGGTTATTGAATATGTATATTTTATTAGAGGAATTTGAAGAAGTTTATAAAAAAATTACAGATGGTATAACAAATGGAATAAATAATGATAAATATAACCAAATATATAATGATATATATAATAAAATAGAAACTAAAAAAAGATATTATGTTTTATTATTATCCATACTTCATAATGAAATGCATATAGAAGCACTAATATTTAGTGGTTATAATTTAGGTTATTTCTTAAAAGATTTTATTTCAATAAGACTAAATAATATATCTCTTCGACAAAAAACAAATGATACCATAAAAAAAATACAATTTTCTCATATTAAAGGAAACACATTTACACAGGGGTCTAAAAATAATTCTTTCTATCTTAGTTTTGATAATGAAAGACCCGCTTTTAAAAAGGTAATAAAAGATTTTAGTATAAGTAAATATCCAGTAACAGAACACCAATTTCTACAATTTATTTTAGACGGCGGTTATAATGATAATACATATTGGAATGAAGAATCGTGGGATTGGATACAAAGTAATAATATTAAATGTCCTTTGTATTGGTCTATAGATAATTTATTAGAAAGAGATACTAATTATCCAGCTATGAATATATCGTGGTATGAAGCAAAGGCATTTTGTGAATGGGTTGGAGTTAGATTACCATATGAAAGTGAATGGGAATATGTAGCGACTTGTTGTGGTAAATATAATTACCCTTGGGGAAATGAAATGAAACCAGAATATTGTAATTTAAATTATATGGTTAATTCCCCTTTAGAAGTAGATGACGAAATATTAAGTTTTGAAAAATCTGAAACCGGAGTAAAACAATTAATAGGTAATGTGTGGGAGTGGTGTGAAGAAGAAATATATCCGTATGATGGTTTTGCTATAGATCCGGTTTATAGGGAAATGAGTTATCCTTTCTTTGGGTTTAAGAAAATATGTCGGGGAGGTTGTTTTGCGGTTCCTGATTATTTAATTACTTCAAGATATAGAAATGCACAAATGCCAGATTGTAGAATACAATTTACTGGATTTAGAGTTTGTAAAAAAACAAACTTTTTTGGAAAAAGTTTAGATAAAAAACCCCAAGAAACTTTTGGAAAAAGTTTAGATAAAAAAGAAAGTAATACAAAAAAAGAAGTTAATTTAAAAGAAATTAGAAATAAAAGGAGAGAGTATATAACTAAATACGTCGACCTTTAAGCTGCCTTACATTTTCCTTCTTCCCATTCGCAATCAGCAGGAGGGCATTCTTCCTCATTTTCATAGTCTAAACAAGTATTTTTGTTATTGGAATTATTATTATTGGAATTATTATTATTGGAATGATTAAAAGTTTCTTTTAAATTAGAAACTCCCGGAGAATTCATACATTGTGGGAAATCACCTTCAGACCAAGTTTCAGTTTCCCCAAAAAAATCAGCAGAATACCAAGGAATTGCTGGTTTAGTTCCTCTGCCACATAAATAATTTAGCACTCTAGAATCATATTCCTTTCTAAATTCCTTATATAAACTAGGTATATGTACATTTAAATTATCTTTATATTTCATTATCATATCTTCTACAAATTTGATTGTAATAGAACTAATAGTAATACTAGCACAACTACCTGTAACTAATGCGACTTCTTTTATACCAGTTTCATTATAAACTTTATTATATATTTGGGGAACAAATAATTGTTCAATATTAATTGTTTCGGACGCATATTTAATTGGGCCCATTAAATGATTTGGGACATTCATATATTTACCTACAATAACAAAACAATCCGCTGGGATAGGGTGATATTTTCTAGTAATATAACCACTTAGCTTAATATAATCTAAACCACCGTATTTACCTTGTCCGTTGTATTTATCAAGAGGGGATTGCCAAGTAACCGAATGAACGTATTTATCGGAATCTAATTCTACGATATTAGCTTCTCCTATATATTTAACTAAGGTGTAATATTTATCTTGAACTTTAAAATTTCTAAATTTCTTCTTTATTTCATTATTTTTATGATTATTCTTATCATTATTCTTTTTACTCAGTAATACAACAAGAACTATAATAATTATAATAAGTAATAAAATTACCAATTGTAATTTATTTGTTTTTTTAGACATTATATAATAAATAAATATAAAAATTAATAAATATAAAAATTAATAAATAAAGAAAATGAATAAATAAAATCAAATATAAACTTTTATAAATTATTTAATTTCTAAAACAAGTAATGTATTCTTCTAAATTATTAGAATTCATACACTTATACATTTTATATAAACTTTCTTGTTTTTCTTCTGGTTCATCTTTAATTTCACCATTAATACTGTGAACGTGTCTCATAGATTTTTCACATTCTCTCATTCTTTCGTTATTGTCTTTTAAATAAATGTAATCTTCAAATGACTTATGAGTTTCATTTTGCCTTGCTCTATCCGCAAATTTAATATACGCAGAACATAATTTGTTAACAGTTAAACCTTTATTTTTATTTACAATAAAAACAATAACAACAACAACAATTATTAAAATAACTAATAAAGTTATAATTTTTTTATTGTAATTTTTCTTAGGCATTATAATATTATAATTATATTTTATTTTACTAAATCTAAATAATAAATATTAGGTAAATTGTCTAAATCTTTCCATAATATCATAGGACCTCTAAACCCAATTTTAGTATTTTTAGGGAATTTATCCCATTTTTTCTTTTTACCATCTAATAAATTTTTTCGAAAATAGTTTTTTGCTGGTAAAAAACCATTTTCTAATGGATGCCAATTATTATGTTTATATTCTATTTCAAACTCAAATTCATATGGGTTGGAATTATTATGTCTATCTTCAACTTTAAAAGTTGAACCACCTTTTTGATTACTATTAATTTTTTTTTTCTTTTCTTGCCATTGATAAAATATTTCACCTTTTAAATCTTTATTATGTTTATATACTGCCCAACAAGAATTAAAAAATTTTTTAGGTTTGTATAATTTATTAGGTTTAATATTTTCGTCTGTTTCAAATCTATCATCTACATTTCTATCTAAGAGAAGTACTTTAATTTCTTGACCTTTTTTTAAGTTTTGTATATCTTTTATAGTAAGCCATTTATTTCTTGTTTCATTTTTCCAAATCTGCCAATATAAACCTTTTTTCTCTAAATCAATAATTTTTTTAGGTGTTTTTTTACATATTCTGGATTTTAACTCTTTTCTTTTTTTTTTAGTAATTTTTACTTCATTATATTCTTTTGGAACAATATAAAATGAATCATTATAAAAGAAAGAATGTCCTTCATAATGTGGTTCTAATAAAACCGTTTCTTTTATATTTTTTTTTTCAATTTCCATTCCTTCAATAATGGGTAACGCATTATGGGTTTTTCTAAAATTAATTTTTTCTGTATTATTATTTTTTTTGCTTTTTCTTATAAATTTATAGGGTGTTCAAATATTTTATAATTATTTAAACAATCATTTTGCGAAACCCTAACCAATGGTTGTTTAGTAAATATAGGATTATCTTTGATAATAGACTTATCTTTGATTATAGACTTATCTTTGATTATAGACTTATCTTTGATTATAGGCATATACTATAATCAAATATTATTAATATTACACTTTTGAACATTTAAAACGCCGACTATAAAGATTATTATTCAACATCTTCTGCTTTTATATATTCCATACAATATTTTATAAAATCAAAATAATCATAAACATTACCAGCTGGTTGTGTAATTAAAAATATAAAATATTCCGTATGATTTATTCTAACATCCTTAAAGGTTTTTCCTTTATGCTTTCCTTTATGAAATACGGTATGATTCATTTTATTTATTTATATTTAAAAATTAATTTTTAAATCAATTTTTATACATCGGCGTTTTAAATGTTCAAAGGTGTAAAAGGAATTTAATTTTGAATATAAAAGATATTATTTATTGTTTATTGTATTTTGAGAAGTAAGTATAATTATACATCGCAATATTATACATTTTTTCTCCTTGTTTAATACCACATTCATTTAAATCATTTATAACGTCATACCGTGTTTTATCAACATATCTAAAAGGATTGCTTCCTAATTTTCTATTGAAACAATTTTCTTTCATTACAATTTTTCTATATTTTAAATCTTCAAATGATTTTATATCCTTAAGTTTTTCTTTTCTGGCATTAGAAATAATTTTATATATTTTATCATCGTCTATTTTAAGTAATAAGTTAATATTTGGATTTACGACTATAGATTCAATATTATTAATTCTTTTTTCTTTATATTTTTTTGTAATAGTTACTAAATATTTTTCACCAGCCATATTACATTCATCTAAAATATTTAATAATTCTTCTCTATCTAAACTAGCTAAATATATTGGATCTTCTAAACCTATATATTTTAATTTATTATTAGTTGCTGTTTTTTTATCGGTACAATAACTTCCCATTACACTTCCAGTCCAAACGCACCCTTTATCATTACAACGAGACTTATATTTCTTATAATTCCAAGGGAAATGCCATGCTTCTAATTCATTACAATCCTTTTTAGAAGTAAATTTATTATTATTATTATTGAGACTTTTATTATTATTTAAACTCTTTTGATTTTTTTTGCTTACATTAGTTTTGCTTTTGCTTACTTTAGTTTTGCTTTTGCTTACGTTAGTTTTGCTTTTGCTTACGTTAGTTTTTTTAACTTTCGTTTTATTTTTTTTGGGCATTATATAATATAAAAATAAAATAAAAATAAATAAATGTAAAAAAAATTTATAAAATAATACAATTTTTTCTTATTTTTAACGTTTTCTTTGAAATTTTGGAGTTGTTCAAATATTTTATAATTATTTTAATTAATAAGAATTTTTTAATGCTCCTTCCATCCATGCTTGTCTATCTGAATAATTACTTCCACAAATATATAAATTTTTCCTAGGATTTCTTATTTTAGGTATTAATTTTCCGGAATCATAATTAGGTTTCCAATAACAAGCACCTAAATTCCAATAATAGGGTTTGGTCCAAGTAGGAATAGGTATTTGGTTATTTGGAAAAACCTTATCTAATTCTTTCTTTATGGTTTCTTCTAATTTATTCTCTTCCATTTTTTTCTTCCAATATTTGGTATATTTTCCATCAGTATAACTTATCATAATTATTCCTTGTTCAGCGTTGATAGGAATTATATATCTAATTTTATGGTTAGTAACAATTTTACCTAAATCTTGGAACCACATTTTATTATTTTTTTTAGGATATTTCTGATAAATCCTAAATAATGGTTCACATTGAACACTATTCAATTCATTTTTCATAAAATTAAGGTATTTTATTTTCTTCAATCCATAACTATCCATAGCCAAAATTAATCTTTTAGTTTTTAATATTTTTTTATTGGATTTATTATTAATTTCTAAATTGAAAATATCATTATATTTTTCGAAATTAATTAGTTGGTGATTTAATTTTATTTTACCTTTTAATTCATGTGCTATTCTTTTTACTAATTCGGATAAACCTTCTGCTACTATATAAAATTGTTTGCTTTCATCCAAATCCATTTTAACTGATTTCAAAGCGTCATATGAATTTTGGACGTAAATCTCACTATAATATGGATGATTCATACCTAAATAATCCGCATATTTCTCTCCCATTAATTCTTTACACAATTGATATAATGTTAATTTCATAAGAAAAGATTTAGGTTTTTTCTCACCTAAACTAACTAATTTTTCCACTAATTTATTTACATCTTCAAATTCAACTTCTATATTTTTGGTATTAATATTTTTCCAACTACTAGGTATTTTTATTTCAGTTAATTTGAATTTTTTTATCAATCTCCTTAAATTTTTATGGTTTTCATTATATCTAGCACATCCTGCTTCAAATTTATAATTGTTGATATATTGTGTTGCAACTCTACCTCCTAATCTATTATTTTTTTCTAATAGAAGAATATTTTTATTTTTTAGTTTAAGAGCCGAATTTAATCCGGCTAAACCTGAACCTACTATAATAGTATCGTAAATCATTTCTTTATTTTTTTACTAGATTTTAAATTTAAAAATATTACAATATTTTCAATTAATTTTTAAAAAATATTACAATTACATTGTTTTTTTTCATCTAATTTATCCAATTCTGGACAAATAGGACCCAATAATAAACGCACAATATGGTCTCCAAAAGTATAACTAAAATTTTTACCTTGTGCTTTTTTAACTTCTTGTAATTCAGAGTTATAATCGTCTAATGTATCTATATTTTTAATTTGTTTATCTAATTTATTTAGATATCCAACATCTGATTCTTGGTCCGAACAGGCCAAAAAAGAAATATAAAATTTATCGACATTTCTATTTTTTAGGGTTTTAGTAAAATTTTTTATATCAGGAAGCCCCCTATTATCTGTTGGGATACCGTCAGTTGCTATAATAATTAAAACAGGTTTAGTAGATTGTTGGTATTTAGACATAATTTTTAGTAAAGAATTATTTAATGGTGTTAAACCATATGGTTTATCAGTTAAAATATAATTAACAGTATCTAAATCTTTTATATTGGTATGATTATGTCTATTAAGAAAATCAATATATATTCCATCCTCGTCAAATATAGTCGCAATTTTAATTACTATATTAACAACTTCTTTTAATTCTTCCCAACGAGTATTATGTTTACTATTTGATAAAGGGGTATTCATAGATCCAGAATCGTCAATTAGTAATACTATTTCATAATTTGATAAAATATCTAGTTTTTCACTAAATAAATTATCTATTTCATACTCTCTTATTAAATTATCTATTTTTTGACTCTTAGATAGAATATATTCTTGCGGTGGAGCACTTGGTGTAATTAAATCATTATATTTTGGAGGATTATTCATTATATTTTATAAAAATGATATAATTTAAATAAAAATATAAAAAATTAAATTAAAAATATAAAAAATTAAATAATTTATATGTAATAAACTATTTAACTTAATAAATATATTAAATTATAAAAAAATGGAAGTTCGATTAGATATAGCGTCTAAAGAAAATAATATTGTTGATAGTTCCTTATCTGTTATTAAATATGACGATTATGGAAACATAATAAAGTCTTCTGTAGTGGAGTCGCCAATAAGTAGAGGAAAAGATATTGAAACTGAAGATATTAAAACTCGTTTAGAGGAATTAGTATATAGGTGTTTAAATTTTACTAGTAAATTTATGGGTGTTGATGAGTTATCTGGTACACGTTATGATGCTGATGATTTAAAACTACATATTTTACGATATGTAAAATGTTATAATACACACCATTGTGCTGGAAATATTTTATATCACCCAAATAATGAGTATATGTTAAAGTGGGTGGATTTATTATTTTGGAAGGAATATGATATAATACCAAAAGTTAGCTTAGCAAATAAGAATATTAATGTTTTGAGGTCAAGTGGAAATATTGATGTAGACGGTAAAATAGGAGAAAACGAAAGTATATTATGGTCTAAAACAAATAAAACTTATGTAATAAGAGTAGGATTACAAAATGGTGAATTAGAAAAATTTGTAACCTTAGAGAATATATATAAATACAATCCTGAATTAGAATTGGAAATTAAGTTACCGGATATAGATTTTTATAATAATTCTCCACAATGGGTAATAGATACTTATAATGAGTGGTTATTGGGTATAGATAAATTAAGATTTGGTGAAAATGAAGTAAAAAGAATATATGAGGTAGAATATTAAAATTTAATTGATTAAAAAAATAAAAAATAAAATAAAATATAATATTAATATATATTTAGTATGAATAAATGTTTTATGGATACAATAAGACAAAAAACAGATTTAGAGGATAGTTATGGTAAAGTTAAAAAAATTCATCCATTATTGATATGTAACCAAAATAATAAACCTAGATTACCAAATCAAGTATTAGGGTCAAGTGTATTATTAAGGGATGCCAATATTGATTTAGGGGATTGTTATAGTTTAACTAGTCGAAATTATAATGATACTTTATATGAGAGAAACTTACCTTTTGGTAAAAAAAATTCATATTGGGATAATACTCCTGCTCCAAGTGTTTCTATAGGTAATAATACTCGTTCACCAAGTGCTTCTATAGGTAATACTCCTTCATATAGTAATAATATAAATCAAAATGTTTTGCCATTAAAAGTGGAATCAAGACCGGTATTATCAGGTCTGTGTATAAATAAAAAAGCAATAAAAGAGAGAGATATGTTAGATAAAATGAATGAATATGTACCGAATAATGGTGGCTTATGTGATAATACTGTTTTTGTTCCGGGAAAGGGACCTATAAATCATTTTTTCGATAATATAGATATAGATTCACAATTGAAGAATATAAATGAAGTAGATACTAAATGTTCTGCTCAATTATTCAAAGTTAATCCAAATGATAATAATAATCTTAGTTGTTATAAGGATACAATAGTAAAGGATTATCAAAAATGTGAGACTAAAGCAGGATATACTTGGTGTGATTATAATAAAGGTGTAAATTACGAGCAATTTCCTGTTTGTAATAGTAATGATTTTACTTGTGCTATGAGTCAAGGAAGTAGAAATGGTAAAAAAATCAATCCATATGAAATGGATAATGGTTTAAATCCATTTACTAACTCCCCTAGTATGTCTACACTGAGTATATCTACACCGAGTCCTTCAGAAGTAGTAGTAAATAATATGTTAAATGATAGATTACAAAGTGGTGAAATGGTAAATGAAGAAACATTAAATAAGGTAACTAAGGAATTATATTTGGTTCAGAGAAAGAGAGAATTAGATACACAAATACAAATGCGAAGAAATGATCCTAAATTTAGTGTTAATAATAAAAATATAACACAATATAAAGGAAATGGTATAAATAATATAGTATCTCCAACTATTATAAAACAAGAAGTAGATGAAGATATGGCTAAATTATTAGGGGAAAGGTCATATATTGAAGGTATATTAGAAAAAATCACAAGAGAAGGATTGAATACAAATGTAAATGGTAATAACACAAATGTAAATGGTAATAACACAAATGTAAATGGTAATAACACAAATGTAAATGGTAATAACACAAATGTAAATGGTAATAACACAAATGTAAATGGTA